GACTTCAAGTAGATCGTCGCCCCGGTGCCCACCACCGAGTCGCTCTGGCGGAACGGGCGACTGTTGGCCTTGGCGCGCTCATAGACGGAGCGCAGCACCGGCGGCGTCCGCATCACCAGGATCGGTTGGTGGTAGCCCTCCTTGTACGAGGTCTCGCTCTTGCCGTTGAGCTTGCCGACGGCGCGGGCGAGGTCACGCTGGAAGTCGCGGTGCGTCTCCGGCTCGAAGCGGGTGCGTGCCGCCGAGAACAGCGGCAGCCCATCGCCCGTGACCGTCTCGCGCATCGCCGGGGTGATGTCGAAACCGAGTTGATCCCCGACACCCGTGACACGCACCGGTGCAACCTTGCCGCCACCCAACTTCCTGAGCACGTCGTTGGCAACCTGCGGCACGATGTGGTCGTAGAAAGCCTTCATGCCGTCGCCGCCTACCTCGATGTCCTCTCCGGAGAGCAGGTGTTTCCCCATCATCGGCTGGGTGTCGAGCAGCCGCTGCGCCACCTCCTTGCCTATGTACTCAGGCAGCTGAGAGGGTGCGACGCCGCTTTCACTGAGCACCTCGCGGCGCATCTTGTCGTGTCCGAGGAGCGTCTGTGTCTTCGGGTCGTACCCGATCGACTCGATCTGCTTGCGCAAGCTGTACCGATCCGCGGACTGCTGACCGTTCACCATGGCCACCACGTCGTAGCCACCTTCCGCCGCCAGCGTGATGACGCGCTTCAGCGCCAGACCGACCCAGGACTTGGTGTCCGTCACGAACGGCGCCGCCGGGACCGAGGCGCTCAGTGTGACACCTGAGTTGCGAGCCATCTCCAGCAGCGTCTCACGATCCAGACCGTCGGTGTCCGCGTTGGGGTCATTCTCTTCGACAGCGGCGCGGATCTGGGCGTCCGTCCAGTTGGCAACGTCTCCGAACCCGGCATCCCGTCCGGCTTGGCCCCAGTCGCTCTGAATCTCTTCGACGAACAACACGCGGCGCCCGTCCGTCGTGGTGCGGTCGTTCAGGCGCATGTGGGCAAGGACGTTCTGCTCATCCCAGTGCCCAGACTTGAACGTGCGCCCGCCGGTGTGCGCAATGGCGACCTGCGCCCAGTCGGCCAGTGCTTCATCTGCAGTGGCTCCGGTGCCCATGCCGATGCCGTCGCCGGCCGGATTGACGATCTGCCAGCCCCAGGGTGCCCTGCGCACGGTGTAGCCGGCCTTCTTCGCGGCCGCGGCCCGGTCGGGTTCCGGCAGTGTCAGCAGCACCTCTCGATAGTTCTCACCACCGGGTAGCACGAGGTTGTTGTGCCCGTACTTGGTATCCACGAGGGCGCCGCTGTCATCCACGAGGCCCTCCTCCGTGAGGTACAGCTCGATACGCGCCTTGGCCGCAGCGAGGGAGTCCATGCCGTACGTATTGCGCAGGCCCGGCCCTTCCGGCCAATATTTCCGGTTGGAGTAGCCAATCGAATAGTCGCCAAACGCCCACAGCGAACCACCGTCTCCGTCGTCGGTTTCTTCCCAGCGCGGCCCCGGGCGAGCGCCTTTCTGCACTTCTTCGATCTGCACCCCGCCCTGCTCGAGGTACTGCACCACCTCGTCCTTGGTCACCTTGCGGGCGCCTTGCAGGTCGAGCCACTCGTTGAGGCCGGACCACTGCACCTCGTCAGCCTTCACACCCAGCTTGCCAGCGTTGGCCGAGAGCCACATCTTCCACTGGCCGGCGGGCTGCGTCTGGAACTTGGCACCCTCGACGGCGCGCGAGAGCTGGGAGTAGAAGCCCAGGGTGTTGCGGCGGGCCGAGCGAGAGATGTCGCCATCCCGGGTCAGGTAGCTCCCCTTCTCACCCATCACGTAACGGGGCTTCGGCTTCTCGACGAAGAAGAGCTCCCCCTCGTTGAAGCGGTCGACGAAGCGGGCGGCAGCATCCGCGTAGTCCGCGGCTTCGGCCTTCGAGTCGCCGACGCCGAAGGACTTGTACAGATCCTTCTCGTGGTACCAGAGCACCGCCTGGATGTCGGCAACCGAGATATTCACGCCGGTCTTGCGGCGGATCGCCTTCTGGGCCTGCTCCACCGTGGTCTGCTGGAAGTACCGCTCTCGGTCGGTGCGCGGGATCTCGGTCGCCTCTTCGCGGTTCTCGAGGAGGTTCTTCGCCGCCTGCCGCAAAGGCGTCACCGCCTCTTCGCGGATCTCCTTGTACTCGGCCTCACGCTTGAGGTGCGTCTCCCGGGCGAAGGTCAGCATTGACTCCGGATCCGCCGCCCAGGCATCGATCTCGGCTTGCGAGGTGCCGACCAGATCGCGGCCAACGCCGGTGCGGGCCTCTTCCACCATGGCCCGGTACAGCTTGACGTACTGGTCATTCTCCTTGCCGGCCTTGTGATTGAAGACGTAGCCCAGCATCCGGTTCCACGTCCGGGAGAACCACAGGTCGGCGGTGAGCGTCGAGTAGTCGCCGTGCAGGTTGTTGATGAAGGAGCCGATCTTCGGGCCGAACACCATCCAGCCCGACACCGTCTGCTCGGCCGCCCCATCGATCTTCAGCGGCTTGCCGTTCGGGCCGAACAGGGTTTCGTCCTTGCGCAGGATCGCGTTGAGCTCGCCGACGGTGGCCGTCGTATTGAAGAACTCCCGCATGCGGTCGTAGCCGTTCGTGTCGAGCAGGTGCTCGAGCTTGGCGTAGTTCTTCTCGATGGCGACGGTCTGCTTGCCGAAGGTGCCGGACAGGGCCTTCGTCGCCTGGCCCAGTGTCATCCCCTCGCGGGTGATCAGGTGGTACATCCGGCCGGCGAAGACGGCGTTGCTGTGCACGTCGTTGCCCTGGCTGGCGATGCCCAGAATCGCGTCAAACAGCATCTCGCGATCCTTGTCCTGGCGCAGCTCGGGAAAGACCTGTTCGTAGGTCTCCTTGGCCTTCTTGAGCGCGGCGTCGTACCAACCTACTGCGTTCTTGCCGGACTCCTTCCCGAGGTTGTAGATCACCTCGTCGGCGATGGCGTCGGCGATAATCTTGCGTGCCTCCGGCGAATAGTCGCCTGGCTCGATGAAGCCGACCTCCGCGGTGCGGGCCTGCAGCGCCCACAGCAGGTCGTTCTTCGTGACACCCCGTTCCTTGGTGCGGGTGTTGTTGCGCGGCGGCTCGAGCTTCTCGGCGCCGGTGACAATCGGCACCGTGCTCAGCGCCTTGCCCGACTTCGGGCGCAGCGCTGCGCGGATGTACGAGACCTCGCCTTCGGTCAGTCCGAAGCGGCGGCCGTATCGCTCTGGGGAGAAACGATAGCCTTCTGCTCCGACGGCTTTTGCGTACGGGACAAGAATTGAATCGACGGCCCTTCGGAATAGATCGGATGGTCCGCCGCTGCCGGCTTGATCCCGTTCTTCGCGAAGAAGGCTTCCCACTCCGCTTTCGAGATACGTTTCTGCGTCATTCAGGTTGCTCCTGACATAGAAGTCGGTGAGCTCCTTCAAGCCCGCCGCCTTGCGAATTTCATCGACTGCTGCGCGCAGCGTGAGGTAGCCATCCTGGTCACCGAAGTGCAGGAACTTGGCGCCGCGCCCATCTACAGTTGTACTGTAGTCGAGGCCGGCAGCTCGCGCTGCATCCGACAAGGCCTTGACCTGCTCGGCCGACATCGCCTTGCCCTGGCTGATCAGGATCGCCGGGATCTGATCATCCGCATCCTCAAACCACGGCTGGGCCGCCACGGTCGCATCCTGCGCCATGAGGAAGCCCAACACCTTTGAGACTTCGTTGGCCTGCTCGAAGCTCATCTCGCCCGACAGCACGAAGCTGGGCTCCGGCTTACCCTCCCACGAACCCGCAATCTGCGACACGCCGGCAACCTTGGCGCCGGTGAGCGCCTCGAGCGTGTCGCGCGCCGGCTTGGCCGCCAAGACCTTGCGCACCGACTCCCCGAGTACCTCGAGGTTCGGACGCTGCTGCGTCGGTCCGACGAAGGGCGGCACCTCCTTGCCGATCAGCTTGGCCGGATCGACGGCCGGCTCCTGCTGCGCCGCGGCCAGTTTCGCCGCCGGCGACCAGCCGAACTCGCCCGGCTTGCCGCCAACGGTGACCGAGACCGGGTTCTCCTTGTCGAGGGTGCGCGTCGGGCTGCGCATCACCTCGGCCTCCACCGGTGTGGCCCGCACGCCGATGCTCGCCTCGCCCAGCAGCACCGCGGCGCCTTGGTTGCCGAAGGCGTCACGCACGTAGTAGCCGTCGAAGCCCTCGTCCAGGATCGCCGACTCTACCGCGTTCAAGTCGCCCTGGTGCTTGCGGATGAGCTTGAGCGGATCCGCCGCGAAGTCGTAGAGGTTCGAGAGCTCGACGGTGTGCGGGTACGACCCGACACCGGCCTCGGGCTTCACGCCCTTGCCCTCGTTCACGTAGGCATACACCCGCGACAGCAGGCGGCGGTCCGACGCACCTTGCAGCCGTCGGCCTTCCGCCCCTTTCAGCCCGGTGCCGTAGTAGCTGCCGCTCAGTGCGGTGCGCGGCTGCCGGCTGAAATGGATACCGGTGAGGCTTACTCGGCCGTCGGCGTCGGTTCGTACTCGGCTTTCGACAGCAAGGGGAGCCCGGCTTTGACGCGCTGCCGATTCACTTCCGCCAGCGGCGCGTTGTCGTACATCTGGCGCAGCATCGCGCGATCCACGGCGCTCTGCATCCGGTACTGCTCTTGCAGCTCTTCCTCGGTCGGCCTGTCCTTGTCCTTCATTCGTCGCTCCTGTGCGAGTCAGGTAGAAGCCGTCGGCCGCCTGCTCGAGTGCGTACCGGGCGCCCTCTTTCTTGGCGAGCCAGTCCTTGTTCATGTTGGCCATGCCCTCGGTCGGGTACGGTCCGATCCGATCACGGCTCCCGGAGCGTACCACGTCGCCTGCGGCGCGTGAGCCGCGCTCACTTTTCTGTTGCGTGTTTGCTGCACTCAGCAGTGTGCGCGCCGCGATGCGCTGCACGGCGTCGAGGTCGCGGATGTACTGGTCGGTGTTGAAGCCGCGGATCTTGCCGGCCTGGCTCTTCAGGTAGCTGATGACCTGCTTGATCGAGTCGCGGATCTTCACCAGCAGCGTGCGGTCCTGAGCCTTGAGTTCGGTGAAGACCTTCTCCCAGAAACCAGTGTCCTTCATCCGGTTGCCGAAGATGTCCGCGTCGAACTCCTCCCGCAGCTTGGCACGATCTAGGCTGGCCACGCCGTCCTGCTGCGCTTGTGCGATGACCGACTCGATCACCTCGGTCGGCGACACCCCGGCCTGCACCAGCTGCAGCGCCTTGGCCTGGTAGCGCCCCCCGGTGTAGTCGGACAGGAACGACAGCAGCGCGGTGTCGGACGCGTCGACGAACGGCTCGATTGCTGCGGAGAAGCGGGCGCGCTCGGCCGGCGTGAAGGTGTGGTAGGTCTCGTGCCCAGCTACGACGAGCGGCGCAGCATCGCCTTCAACTGCTCGTACATAGGCAACGCCGGGTCGGCGCCCGCGGAGCACGAACCCGTCGCCCCGGGTTGCGGCGTTGGGGGAGTCATAGAATCGATACTGCGTTCCAAAGATTCGGCCCAGTCCTTCGATGACAGCGGCGGCAGACCGCGTGAGGCCCGCTCCTCGTTGATTTCCAGAAGGACCGTCAGGCAAATCTTGCGAGGAGAAGACTCGGACATTGGCAGGCTCGTCACCGTTGGCGAAAGCCACATCCTGAACTGCCTCCTCGCGTGCGGCAACCGACACCGGGTCGGTCGCCGTGGCCAGCGACACGGTCTGACCCTCGAACGGATCCGGGCCGTTGAGCAGCGCGGCTTCCGACTGGGAGAGCAGCTTACCTTGGGCGCGCTTGCGCTGCGCCGCGAGGAACTGATCCTGCGTCGAGGGGCGATCGATCTCGAGCTGTGCGGCCGGATCGGGCAGCGGCTCGCCGGCAATGGCGATGCGCGGATCCGCCCAGCGACCGCCTTGCTCCCCGACCGTCGGCGCCGGGCCGGCGTAGGGCGGCTGGGTGAAGGGCAGACCTTGTTCCGCTTGCACTTGCTCGGTGGCGGTGGCCATTGTGGATTGCTGCGATGCAGGTTGGCGTCCGTCGAGGCGATCGAGGTAGGTCGGATCGACGGCTGCCCGTTCTGCTTCCTGTCGGGCACGCGCCTCTTGGAGCTCCGTGTTGCGCTGCTGCAGGTTGAGCGTGCCAGTCGGATCCTGTCCAGGTACCGAGTCGCCCATCTGCATGGTCGCCTCGCCAGAGAGCTGACCCGGAGCCGGCAGCGCGCCGATCGCCTGTTGTTCCTGTGCCTTGATCGCGGCGCGGCTGATCGGCCCGGCGTTCGGGTCGATGTAGGGTGTCATGGCGCCGACTACGCCACCCGGGCCGGTGCTGGCCAGCGCCTCGGTGGTGCCCTGCCCGGTGACACCCGTCCAGGTGTCGCCGCCGAAGCCGCCGCGCTGCGCGGCGATGTTTGCGGCGAGGCGCTCCTGACCGCCTTGGATGCCTTCCGGCACAGCTTCGGTCACGGCACCCGCGGCGGTCCGGCCCAGCACGTTCTTGATCGCAGAGGCGCCGCCGCCCAGCAGTCGCTCGACGCCGGTGCCGCCCGCCAGCGCACCCAGGCCTGCGCCGAGGGCAATCTGGTCGAGGTTGTCGCCTCGGTAGGCCTGGGCAGCGGTGGCTGCTGCTGCTGCCTGCTCCGGCGTCTGGCCAGCTTTCAATGCATCCTGCTCGACGCGCTCCGCCACCGACTGCTTCACTGCGCCGGCGCCCATGCCTGCACCGAGGGTCAGCGCCGCGGGTGCTCCGCCAACCACCGAGGCGGCAGCGGTCGGCACCAGGCTACCCAGTGCCGACGCGAAGAAGGAAAGCGGCGACTCGAGCACGTTCTGCCCGGCGGCCTTGGCCTCTTCCCACGCGCTGCCGGTCGCTTCGGCCGCCTGCATCCGCTCCGCTTGGGCGCGGCGTTCGGCTTGGCGCTGCTCCGACTGGAGCTCAGTAGCGTAGCGCGCGATCTCGCCGGCGCCCTTGGCCGCCAAGTTGTCTGCGCCAAAAGCGGATGCGCCGGCGGCCAGAGCCCCCACACCGCCTTGACCGAAGTCCAACAGCAGATCGGCACCTTGGCGCAGCAGGCCAGGTACCTCCGGCTCGGGATCCGGTACGAAGCCGGCCAAGTCCGCCGCCGGCGCCGGGGTGTCGGGTTTGAACTGCGACCAGTCGATTTCGTTTGCCATGAAGCGTTCTCAGTCAGGAATGAATTGGCCGTTGCGGATCACACCCCGCACACCATTGAGGGTGCCGCGGGTGCCGTCCGCCGGCGGGGCGACCGGGGCAGCCGCAGGGGCTTGGCCACCCAGCATCTGCAGCAAGGGGCCGACGCCCTGCAGCACCTGACCGATCGGGACGCCACTGCCAGGCAAGGCTGTGGCTTGGCCAGTGGTGTAGGCCTTGAGGATCTCGAGGAGCGCCTCCGTCTGAGGCGTCTTCTGGCTCTTGCCCTGCAGCGCTTGCAGTTGCTTGAGCGCCTCCTGATCACCGCCGATTGCCTTGCGCGTCAGCTCCAGCATCAGCTGTGACTGCTGGTTCTGGAGCTGCTGCCCTTCTGAGGACGGCTTACCTTGGGCCAGCGTTGCACGCTCAAGGGCTCCTTGCTGTTGCAATGCCGCGGCTTCCTGTGTCAAGGCTCGGTCCCTCAGTTGCGTATCCGCAGTCAGTTGATCCCGTTTCAGGCCTTGCCCTGCCACATTTTCATAAGACCGCTGTGCGGCCTCGACCAGTGCGGCATCCCGCTTGCCGAGCTTTCCGATGGAAGCTTTGAAGAGCGCGCTATCGGCACCCCACCGCGCGAACATCTCGTTGCGGGCTTGCGCGTCTTGGTCTGCCCCAGACCGAATTGCTCCTCCGGCGGGCACACCCCCACTCGGAAGACTATCGACGTCCTCCCCCTGGCTTGCTGCGGCTTGCCGCGCATCGCCGAGGGCAGCCGAGAGCGACGCCGGAAGTTGGTTGAACGACGAGGCAGGCACGGTGTTCACCGTTCCTCCGCCCGACGCGGTTGACGGTGCGAGAGGGGCCTGCGCCGGCGCTTGAGGTTGTGGCTGGCTTCGCCCGAACTGGCGAGCCAGTTCATCTGGAGTGATCAGGTTTTCTCCGGTCACCTGAAGACCCATGTTAGGTGACCGAAGCTGTGCGAAACGCTGGATTACCCTGTCAGACACCGGTGCCTGGGAGCCCGGCCCGCCTTGGGCCAGACGAGATATCGGGCCTGCGGTAGCCGGTACTGTCGGCGCTGGCAGGCCCGCCGGAGTAGCCATCCCTCGCAACTGCTGGTCCATCTTGGCGGAGGTGGCTCGGGAGGCTGCGGACGGGCTGGTCTGGAAAGGTTGTGCCAGACCCGCATTGGCGGCGGAGTAGAGTCCGCCACGGGGTTCCTTGTCTGTGGTGCCGAGGGCCATCGGGCGCTCCAGAGGATGATCGTGTAAGTGTGATCCTACCCTTGTAGCGCCCCGACAGCGGCAAGAGGCTGTTCAGCCTCAATCCGTCTCGCCTACCGCAGACACGCTGGCAGACGCATGCACCGCGTTGTAAGCGGCAGCGCTCATGTCGCCTAGTGCGCGCATCTGCTGCTGAAGCGTGTTCGCTACGTCTTGTCTGGCACGCTGCCCAATATCCACCATCTTAAGAGCCGTGTCGATTTTCGTGCCTGTGAATTTGAAAATTTGATCGGCGTAATACTCTTCAACACCACGCTCCTCGTCGTAAATTTCTTTCTGCAACCCCCACAACTGCACTGTTTTTTCAAGAATGAGCTTCTCGATTTCTTGCTCACTGTTTGTGACCATTAAATACGACTTCAGATAGTCGCCAATCAACGCCACGCCGGATTGCTGAATTTGCACCAGTTTTTCGACGCCGATACGCGCGTTATCCAGCAGAAGTTCAGCCTGCTTGATCGCCACGTCACGAGACTGCGCTGCGATTTTTCCATGCAACTCTGCATCGAAAAGGCGAATCACATGTGCGGCGGCGCCAGGAGGTAGCGGGAATCCTCTTGCGGCAAACGTCGCCATAAAATCTCCGCGACTCCGTTGCGCATCGGCCAACAACCGTTCCCGGTCTCGCTGCCAAACTGCAGCCTCCATTGCCGGGGCGAGAATCCGCCCCTCTGCGAGAGTAAGTGCAACGTCGTAGGCTTTGACCGCCGCGTTTCCAACAGGCAAATACGTGGCTGAGAATGTAGCAATAGCTTTACTGATCTCGTCCTGCTTATCCACCTTGCCTTGGGCTACCGAGGCCCGGAGCAAATCCACGCCGAGATCAAGAGTGTTTGCCTTCCACTGCGAAAGTCGATTAAGCTTTGTACGAATCGGTTTGAGATTGTCATTCAGCGTCTTGTTGAATGTGTCAACATCCCCGGCAAGCAAGGCTTCTTTCAGGCTGATGTCAACCAGCATCTCGTACAACTGATCCTCGACGGTCTTAGCGACCTTGTTCATTTCATCTTTAAGGCCCTCGCCCAGTTGTATGGACTTGGCCATGATGTTATCCACAAATGCAGACGCATTGATTGCCATGATTAAATTCTCCGTTTAACCGGCAAAACCGCAAACTCAACAGATGCCAACTCAAAGTTGTCGCCGTCCTGGTTGTACAGCTCAAACTCCAATTGATTCACCCGCAACCCACGCCCTGTGTCGAACCGTTGCGTCCTCAAGCGCTCGTCCGAGGCGCGCGCCACATAGTCATAGGACTCCCCTTCAGCGATCACCCGCAGGACGAGCTTGCCTGTTGAACTCACACCTATGTATGCGTTACTGATGTGCTTAAAAGCAGAGGTGCCAAAATCCTGCTTGCCGAAGCTCAACATTGCCTGAATCGCGTTTCCACTGTCCGTATCACCTTCGAGCAGATACACTCCGTCAGCTTTGCACCCGTAGTACGCACCGTTTAGACTCGCAAAACTGTTGAAGTCATAGTTCTCATATCGCGTGGAGCCGCCGTTCTCCACGTTAAGCGCCCAGGTCGCGAAGGCGTCAAACAGTGGGATACCATCCGTCACGACGGCACGTTGAAGCAGTGCGGTACCCAGCACCCCAGCGAGAGTCGGTGTCAAATGCGCGATCAGGCTCTCCGACAAGGACACGTTCAGTGCCCCGCCGCCAAACCGCAAGAGGGAAGCGACAGCCCCGTTGGCTGAGAAGACAACGAGTGTCTCACCGAACAGGGTAGCCCGCTGTTTGGTAACGCCAGCGAACGTGGCCTGGGCTTCGTCCCGGAAACCCTCTTTACCGAACGCGACCACCGGGCGTATGACACCCGTACCGGCCGCGTATGGGTCTTGGGATGCTAGTCCAAGTACGGCAGGCAAGAGCGCTTCGCCGCGCCCACCTTCGACGGTGTATCCAGAGCCATAGCCAATCACTGGAAACAATGCACCGTCGCCAATCGAAAATTCCGGGGCGAGTTCATCTGCGGACGCATACCCCGTGACCGGGAGAAGAATGCCTTCACCAAACGAATAGGCATAATCAGAACCTACACCTATTGCCGGAAGAAGCCGCCCAACACCTGCCGAGCGAATAGGACTCACCCCGTCCGCTGCAAGTGCGATGCCGCCAGCACCAATCACTGCAGGGAGAACACCGTAACCCCGCGCAGCGTTGTTTTCCGCGCCAAAGCCAAACACCGGAAGCATGCGACCACTCCCGTCGCTGACGTCAAGCCCTTCCAGTACCGGAGAATCCACATAGTCGCCAGCCACATACAACGCAGCATCCAAGTGCAGAAGCCCTACCGAGCCGTTGGTTGTCTGGTAAACAAGGACGTCATCCACGTAATACTGAGCCGCACTACCGACGACATCGACGCGCAGTTCATTCAAAATAGTGACTGGCCCAAAGACCAGGCGAACCGTTCCTTGCTCGATGACGCGAGCTATGCCGCTTGCTACATACCACGCCCACTGAATATCTTGATACCCGATCTCGTGATATTCCGTGTTTAGGCCAACCACCACTCCTTGCGCCTGTTTCGGCACTCTGAACTTGCACCTTGCACTGCCGTACACCGACGCGATTGACCTTGCTCGTCCGGTCCAACCAACTTGATAGTCAATAAGCGTCTGTGATGGCGTACGGCGAATAGATTTGCGTGGTGGGATATAGGGTTGTTCCGGGTACGTGACGGCAACTCGTCGTGTCGTGCAAACATACGAGTACGACGCTCGCCCCGATATCGACGAACCGGTTCCGCCACTTTGTGCGCTCCCGTCAATTCGAGTAATTGAGTCGGGAGCATACCCGCAGGTAGTCCGATCCTCGAAGACGGTGCGGGCCGGTTTATACGGCTGCCCGGGGGATTCAGGTGCCGCTGGCGTTCCCGGCACGTAAGTGCGCTTGTCTGTTTTGTAGAGCGTATTTCTCATCATCACTCCAAAGTTCTACGCCCATCGCTGATCCACGGGGCTCCAGGTGTGAGGCTGGCGGGAGCACTCGCGTCTGCTTGAATCCAAGAGACGTGCTGGAACGAATACATTTCGTTTGCATCGGGCTCGTCTGGTGCTGGCGCCTTTTCGCGGATTTTGCTTGCCACCTCCCACGTCTCCCCGAAATCTCGGGTCGTGTAGAACCGATACGCTGAAACCAGCTTTTCACCTTCCAGCTCTTCCGTGTATGCGGTTATGCCGAATTCTTCCGGGCTAATGACAGTGATGTCTCCGCAGCGGTACGCAAGAAACGGCAGGTCTCGAACTACGAAACTGAGCCCTTCTTTTTCCCATACAACCAAACGAGGTGGAAGGTCCGGTCGCCCAAGTACGGGAATAAGTTTCATGATAGGTGTCTCCCCTACCAAGTGTAGTGGCCTCGGTAGTCCTTCAATCTCCCCGTCGCCTACTTCGATATTGTCTCTACGTGAAAAGTTACCTGACCCGTGGCTGATAAAGGTGGCAAGTCGACGCATCCGGTTCCCGGGTGCTACAGGGTCGTAGTGCCGGGCGGGAGCAACCGCCAAGACCTCTCCGTTGGACAAGCGCGTCATCACGATCGTCGATAGTGCGGTCGCAATCCGGAAATTGAACGTGTCTTTCGAGGCTCCTCCAGACACCTCGATGTCGTCCGGAAAATCCGTTAAGTCGAAATCTAAAAGATCACCACCCGCAAGGTCGGAAACCGTGCCTTCTAATACATCCACTTCCACCAAATAGGACAGCCGTGCGCTTCCGTTAACATCCACCTCAAGGCTCGTGGCGTCGAGTTGATCCACGACATAGACCGGGACGCACGCCCACAGAACCCCTGGCGCAACCAACTGATAAGACGCCGCCCCTTGATATCGAAACGGTTTACCAAAGGTGAGTAGTGTCCAATCCGTTTTGCCGTTGTACGACACATACCCAGCGGGTTGAATCGCGTCGTTGTACCGACCGACACCCATCACCATGAAAGACCGCCTAAACCCGTCCAGGGAATCTACAACCCGTTTTCCTGCACTGAGAATGCGCGCTGTTGCGGTGTACCGCTCAACGCCGAGACCTTTCAATTCCAGCCGCGTGTGCCATACACCCCCTCGCATAGAAGCCTGTAGTTCGACATCGAACGCGGCAATGAAGAAAGACTCCACGGCCAGCTTCTTGATGGACATTCTCCATCCTGAGATCGACCCCATAGGTACGACCTCTCTTTTTCGTCTTGCATACCACGGAGCTGTGACGTACTGAAGTTCGAAGGTGTAATCCAGGTCTTCGACTTTGCGAAAGGGCTTGTCGAATGCGGGAGAGGTTACGACGGTAACTACCCCGTCGTTTTCTACCCCGTGACTGCCGTCACTCTGCAGCCCGTCCTCGTAGCCCATGCAGAACCACGCTCCTTCCTTGCCGAACTTTATGTTCGACAGCTTCCCCTGTTTTTCAGCGACCCAACCATCCCCGGACGCGCGAAGCCACGGCGTGTTGTGCTTCTTGAGGATTCTCACCTTGGCTTCGGCGACGGGGTGCCCTCCAACCGGCCAAGATTTTGGGTACTTGCTCATGGAGTCTCGAAGCTGTTGACAAACGCCGTCCAGAACTCCGGCGTGATAGGTGGTGCGCACGGCGGGAAAGGATCAATAAGCGCTGCATTCGGTACAGCGATCAGGCCATCGACCATGGCTGTCGGAAAAATCTCAGCCACAACCTGCCCTACTCCATCTCCTGTGCAGTCTTGGAGGATCTGCACCACAGACGGAATAGAGTCGTAGTCATTGGAACCAGCGATAAACAAAAACGACCCGGGGTTGTTCTGCCCAACTTTTTCGTTGAACCAAATTGTCCAGTCCGTTACAGAAGGGTGCGCCTCCAGCCGCATTGTCATCGGGTTAAGAACTGCCGCTCCGTTTTCCACATAGACGTCCATGAACATGAACACCGCGCCGGGGGTGATGAAGCTGCCGAATGACGAGAACGCCCCCGCTTTGTACGTGCGGCCTATCCGAAGGCCCAGCCGTGCCATGTCGATTCCTTACGCAGTCGGCAGTGCAAGAACGTAATATTCGATCAGGCGAGTCTGCCCTGCAACGAATGCCGGATTCATGTTCAGATCCGCACCGATCTGTGCTACCGAGCCTTGAACCCTCAAGGCCGTGATCGATTCGGTGCCGTCATCCCCTGCCGCGACATGTCGATAGAACGTGGCGGTGCCGGTACTCGCATTGACACCACTCCACGTCTCGCTCGGCGTCTTCGACAAGACACCATCCACTGCTGCGCTGTCGAAGGTCAGGCCGGTCGCCCCGCTGTTGAGGGTGTAGGTGCACAGCAACGTCGCGGTGCCGATCGACGCATCCGCAGAGCCAGGGACCGGCCCCGCATAGACATGGATACGCCCGCCATCGAGTCCCGACTTGAGCGAACCCGTCGCCATCATGCGGTTGCGCAGACCGGTGGAAAGTTTCACTGTCATGGTGTTGCTCCTTCTTTATGCGGATTGAAGATCAATGACCGCCAGTACCCGGAGCGTGAATTCCGGATCAGGCGTTTTCGGGGAGGATAGGCGCACCGCCGACAGTAGCGTTCCGAGAGGGGAGCCCTTATTTGGAACACTCACAAGGGCGAGACCGCGAACCGTCACTTCCGCTTCGAAATTAAACTCGGCGCGATTCGCGTCGTTCGACACCACACCGCCTACCGCATTCGCGGTGTTGATCCGCACCCGCGTCGATCCGGCGTAGTTGGTCAACTCACCCGCCGTAGTGGGTAGCGTAGCTGCAGTGTCGGAATCTTGAGGCTCGTAGTCGTTGCCATACGGCAGCAAATACCAGTTTTGGGTCTGGGTCATACCGTTGAGCGCGACATCCAACATGTGATTACGCCCTTGTTCCGGCATGATGTTGTGTACGACCTCCTGCTCAACTACCTCCCCCGTTTTCCGATTCACCGTCTCGACGGTGTAGACGAACCCGGGCGTATAGTGCTCTTTCACAGCATGGTCTCCTTGCGGACAAGCTCCGCTTCGAAATAGCTAGAGGCGGCGGCGCTTGTCGCCTCCGAACCCGACAGAGAAGAGACAACCTGCCTCATCCCGTCCTGCTCCCGGTATAGCGTCGCCGCCCGGGCAGCATGCTCCGTTATCGTAGTGGCCTCTTGCAGGTTTTTTACTTGCCCGTCCTGCGACCCGACGACTAAGCCGCGCGGCGAATACCAAACCACCCCGAGGGTGTTGTTCAATCGCGCACTCGACCCAGCTACCGCCCCGTACGGTAATACTTCGGAGAGGTTGGTCTCTCCGGATATGTCGGCCCCTGAGAGCCAATACGTTCGATCCTTCGTTGCAATAAATACCCCGGTCTTCATGGGTTCGACCAAGGTAATTCCAGCCAGCGGAATGTACCCTCTTAGCGGGTTATGCCACGTCGGTGCATACGGCTCCGAGTAATACAGCCCGAACTTATCTGCGACCAGCAACCGTGCGTTGTATATCCGGACGGTGTGCCCGGGTGGCATAGGTCGAAACCCGAGCGTTGGCAGTTGCTCCCTGAGTGCTGGGGGGCTGGAGATCTGGTAGCTCACCGCAGTCGTCGTGGCTGCAAGGAAGAGCAGTTCTCCGTTGGGCGATGTCAAGTAGATATTCTTCCTGCCAGATGGCATGCCTGAGATGTTCAAAGATCCTTGGGTGTTGATAGGGATCTGCACAGCAACAGGCCAGGTAGCCCCTGACTGCTCTCTGTCTTCCGCCACTTGCGTGATGGATACCTGATACCTCCCGGCCGGCAAAGCCCCTATCGACTCAACGCGAACCACAGGTGTGGAATCCGGGGTAGGCAGACCTGCCGGCGCGCTCACCCCGTCTCGTATCCGCTCGAGTACAACACTGTTGGTCCAGTAGACGTCGCCGTTCGGGAAGCGGCTGAAGCTAACCGGGCGACCCGGCGTCAGTCCGGACCGCACCACTGCGCCTGCTGGGAAGGTCTTTAAGTTCGACCCATCCACGAAGTAAGCGCCCTGCTCATCCGACCATAGGCTGTGGCAGTCCGCACCCGCAAGCGTGAGTGTCACTCCCTTCCGGCGCTGCAGTGTGCCTGCGTTGGTGAGATCCACATTGACCGCGTTGCGCAGGTAGTCACCGGCCTTCTGCCCACGCTCGACGAGGCCGAGTTGGTGGTCAGGGAGGCGGTTGTTCATGCCTGCGAACGGGCCGAGGGGTGTGGTTTCGGTGCTCATGTGCTTGATCCAGAAGGGCCAGTTCAGTGTAGGGGATGAAGGGCCACTCGTCTGGCTTCGGTTGTTCAACACACGAGGGGTTGCGTGGTCACACGACGCGCGTGAAGTAATCCACCCTCGGCAGCACTACGACTGTCTCGACGTCCCTCACTTGGGCAAAAGCCGCTTGGTGTTCCACTCGTACGAAGATCGATCGGCGTACCAAGTCCGAGACCTCGTAGGGGATGACGATCTCCGCTCTTCCGGCGAAAAAGCCCAGGCCACACGCCAACGTGACGCCGGCCGCTACCTCGTTGCGTACGGCGCTTACCGACCCGGGCAACAGGTTGGAGGCAGCGGAGACAGCCGCCCCGCTGGCAGAGACGGAAACGCCTCCTGTCGCAACTCCCGCGCTGAGGTAGGTCGCTGTCTGCAATGCCGCTGCCGGCGCATCTGCGCTGATGAACGCGCTGCCGGGAATCAGCTCAATGCTGACCGACGTAAGCATCCCCGACACGACGGCTGCGAATCCACCAGACGCGCCGCCCGAGACAAACTCGGCGCTTATCGGCAGCGTCTTGCCAGCTATTGTTGCGTTGCGTATCGCCGAGGGCTCGCCCGTCAATAGCTGCGCGCGGGTGCTGAGTTCCACACCGACTGCGGTAGCCGCTGTCGTACCAGAAGCTGCTCCGGCCGTGAAGCTTGCGGTCGTCTGCAGCGCTGCCGCCCCTGGGGCCGTCGCCGCTCCGGCGGCTAAACCTGCGCTGAACACCGCCGTGGTGGCGGTCGAGGCGCCCAAGGCGGCAGCGTTGCGCACTGCCACGGCGGTTCCGGCCTCGAGTGCGGCAGCAGTGCTGACCGTCACCCCAGTTACGGAGGTGTCTCCTACTCCGGTTGCTGCGCCGGACAGGAAACCGGTCGCTGTCGTCGCCGTCGCGCCCGGTGCAGTTGCGTTACGCACGCCTGCGGCGGCACCAACGAGTAGCGCGGTCTGAGTGGATCCAGTTACGCCTTGAACCGTAGCTGAAGCACTCGCCAGGCCCCCCGTCAGGGTGGTGGAGATTGACGCCGTCGCCCCCGTCGCTGTTGCGCTGCCTTGCCCTGCAGCGGACCCAGCCGCCAGACTCGTCGCGGTGCTGACTGTCGCCGCGTTGGCCGTTCCGTTACGCACACCCGAGGCGCTGCCTGCCGTCAGGGCCGTTGCCGTCTGGATCAGCGCGCCGATGGCGGTAGCGGTTGGGCCCCCCGCCGCTGTGCCGGGGAGCAGTGATGCTGCTGTGGAGACTGCTGCTGCAGACGCTTGGGCTGTGCCGCCGGCAGTCGCTGCCGTAAGCGTCCTGGCAGTCGATACAACAGCCCCTTGCGCCGTCGCAGCCGCCGAGGGGGCCGCGCCCGTGAGGGAAGCGACGGTGGAGACCGTTGACGCGGCGGCCGTCCCGCTGCTCTGACCTTGGGCGGCTCCGGCACTGAGCTCCACTGCAGCCAAGACTACCGAACCGGCGGCGGCCGAGTTGATCTGCCCTTGGGCTGTGCCGGCGACGAGGGCCGCCTCGATCGAATGGGTCACCCCTTGTGCTGTGGTGTTACGCACGCCGGATGCAAGACCGGCGGTAAGCGCGACGGTCATGGTGGTCGAGATGCCGGCCGCCGTCGCGTTACGCACTCCGGATGCAGCCCCCGCTGAGACTGTGGCCACCGCCGAGAGTGTCGAGCCGGCCACCGTCGCCTGTCCGGAAACCGCGCCTTGGTTGAAGGCGGTGGCGGTTGGCACCGTCACCCCTTGCGCCGTCACGTTAGTCTGCGCCTGCGCCGCACCGGATACGAAAGCCGTCGCCGTCCCGACCAGCGCCCCTGCGGCGGATGCACTCCGTATGCCCGAGGCGCTGCCGGGAATAACCACCGCGACGGACGGTAGGACGACTCCGTTCGCAGTCGCATCAAGCCCGGCACTACCGCTGACCGCAGAGGTGCCGAGCGGGAGCGTACCGAGTGGAGCCGCGCCCAGAATCACAGCGGCCAACCCCCGGCTACGTTGTAGGAGGCAACGGCTTCGAAGGTTGCAAGAGCGTCGATCTCATCCCGCTTGCGTCCGTCCGTACCTGCGATGGCTGCGCGAGTGGCTTGAAACTGCGCTGCGTTGCTCTCGATCTTGGATACAAGGTCGCCCACATCGATCCCGCGGATGAACGCCTCGGTTTGAATCGCAGGCCCAACAACTCCCGAGGTGCGGTAGTCCGCGGCCTCGCTCAACAGGATCGGCCAGCCAGCCATCTCGGCGGCACTGATGCCTGCGGTCACAAGGTTGTATTTTTGGCGCGCAACGGCCGACACCTCGCGACGCTTTTCCGTCTTGGCTTGCGCGAGCGTGTAGCCGTCGATGATTGCCTGCACTGCGGTGTCGTCGCTGCTGATCCAGACACCGTCGCGCTGTTCGAGCCAGTGCCCGGCATCGGCGACCGCGCGGTGAAGGCCGGCGCCTTTTTCAATGTAGTCGATCATGCCTGCACCATCGCGATCATGGGGTCGGTCTGCGCGCGGTCTTCCCCGTTATCCACACCGGCCCGCACCATTGCGTCGGTGATGCTCGTCCAGCCTGCGCTGACGTTGTTCGACGAGCCGCCACGCGGGAACAGATTGCCTCCGAACTGCAGCACGTACGGGTCCATCAGCCCAGCATGCGCAGCCAGGATGTTCGGCGTCCCGTCGCACAACACGCCGATGTAATAGCGCGCGAGCGGCATCGGCACGGGCGCCGCAAACGTCGCCGTCTTGATGCCTGACGTGTTCGTCGGAATATCCCCGGTCTGCGCGATAATTCGGGACGTCGTGACCGGGTCGCCCGGCTCGACGATCGCAATGCGCATTTTTGTGCCCCCCGCGCTGAAGAGGTTCAATCGCACTCCGGTCGTAAACCGATCGATTCCGGACGGCCAGACAAACGGGAACCACATCAGGCGGTTTGCAGCGAACGGGGTGTAGCCGGAGTTGTCCGGGTTGCCGGACAGTTTCACCATATGCGCCGACAACACCGTAGCTTTGGTACGGTCGAGCGAGCCGCCCCCTGCGCCGATGCCGTTCGTGGCCGCATGTGCAGTGCAGAACACATCGCTCGTTCCCGCCAGCGACAGCCGGGTCGTCGGGTTCTTGGTGTAGGTGCCGCTCTCGAATTTCGCGGTGACTGCAGACCTCTCAAGCGTGTTCCCCGCAGCCAGACGGCCGACGCCCCACTCCCAGTTTTCACCGGACTTGATCGCGTAGTCGACGAACGTGCCGGTGCCCAGTACCTGTGAAAACCGAGGGAAACCAGCGACCGCGGACAGTGCCACGGTGCCGGTTCCGACGGTGGTTGTGGTCTCCTTGACCCCGTTAGCGAGCATTCATTCTCTCCACATATTCAACCAACGCCCCCGGCGCCATTCCGCGTGCCGTCGATTCCGGTAGCCCCAGCATCAGCGCACACAGTTCGGAGCACAGAAAGCCTGGGTCATCGACTGGCAAGCGTAGAACATGCTGGGCCAGGAGGTCGCCGTATCCGTACGGCTCCCCCTCATAGAGGCCCCACATTCGTAATGCCGCCGCGGGATCTCGCCATGCGATCGGAATCACGCGCCAGTGCGGTTGGTCGAGGTCAATACGCTTACTGCGCACGCCACCGTCGCGCATGCTCGACGAGTAACACAAGCCGTCGATCACGACCTCAACATGTGAGTACGGAGAGCGCGTCCACCAGCAGATCGCCCAACCGCCGATATCCGACCAGCGATGGGGGGTGTAGGCGGCAAGGGCGATCATGGCGGTCGGGAGGGTTACGGGTTGGTCTTGCGGTAGGTCGATGCGTTCAACGTGAACGTGCCGTTGGTACTCGTCACGTCGCTGCCGAAGTCATTCACCGCCACCAGCTCGTCGGCCGTCGCGGCGCCGCCCCGCGACTTGTAATAGACCGCATAGCGCGCGGTGATCGTGCTGTTGGCCCAGCTCGCACCGCCCAGGGTAATCTCCACGCGGTCGTTGACGGTGTCCACTGCGCCCACGGTGACCGTCGCCAATGCACCACCGGCCGTGTAGCCCGTGCCGACGACTTCATTGGTCACGCTCGACCGCTTGGACCAAATGTCCTTGTCGGGCGTCGCCGCCGAGGTCAGCAGCATGACCTTGAAGGTGTCCGTGTCGTAATCGATGTTGCCGATCGCTTCGTCGCGCAGGGCCGAGTTGAAAACGAAAGATGCCATTTTGATTTACTCCGTAGTGGTGGTTTCAGGCAGCACGGTCAGGGCCGAATCTGCGGCGCAGATCGCGTCGATACCGCCGCCCGTGCGCAGCAGCTCGATGTCAAAAACGTAATTATTGGCGGGCAGCATCAGCGATTGCTCAACGGTTGGCTCAAACCAAACGGCAGAGAGCGCAGAGTCCAGACGCAGCCCGTTGCCAAGTGTGAAACTCGCCAGCACGTCGCCGCCTACCTTCGACTTCACGTCCATTCGCACCCCATTGTAGGGTGCGAGGTCAAGCGGGGTGCGGTAGGCGAGTTGCCCGCCGCTGGTGTAGGCGCGAAACGCGGCGCCGTTGATCGCGTTGAACTCGACCGTGTTTACGTCGACAAGCGTGATTCGTCGCAGCTCGCTGTCTTTTGGTGGGTTGTTCGTCGCGGCGAATTCCCCCACGCTTTTCACGTTCATGATCGCCGCGCGCCAACCGTCCGGGAGCCCGTGCGTTGGTGCCGTGATCCGCAGCGGAGCACTTTGCGCAACGGCCGTGATGTTGGCGTAGCCCCACATTGAAGATTCGATGCGGACCGGAACGATGTTCGTCGCGCCGCGGCGGATGGAGAGGTTCAGTTTCTGAAGCGCCACGTCACACCCCGAAGCAGGTCCGCAGCATCACGCGCGGCCAGACGAACGTCAGCGTGATCCATGCGTTGAGGTTCGCGCGCATGGTGGCCTCGACCGCCTGACTCCAGCGGCAGTAGTCGATCACCGTCGGGCGGGAGTGCGCCGCCTTCCAGCGGGCAATGTCAGTGACTGGTGCGAGCATCCTTGATCTCCTGGAAGTTCGGGTGGCGCGGCCGCATCCATTCGCAGCCCTCGCGCATCGGCTTGCCCTTGAGGCACTCGTGAGTCCAGTCCATCTGGACAGACTTGCTTTCGCGGTCGGCGCAGCGCCGGCAGGACATCGGGAGCTCCTGGTAGCTCATCGCAGCTTTCTCCGCGCGTCGTCCCAACGCGCATAGACGGCCAGAGCGACGCCGGCCAGGGTGGTGATGGGTGACAGGTACTGCAGCAGTGCTCCGCCGAGGAACGGCGCCAGCGCGCCTGCGACAAGGGTCACGTCCTCGGCGGTGATCGGCAGCCCTGCGGCAACCCCTTGCGCACTGGTAGCAACGTCCGGCGCTCCGGTGGCTGCGCCGACCGCCACGCCCGCGGCAGCGATGACGGCGCCCGCGACGGTGCGAGACTTCACCAGCGGCTTCTTGGTCGGCTCGAAGCCGGCCATCACCGCGGCGCGCTCGTAGGCGTCGGCCGGATACCACTCCTTGCGGCCGTAGATCGTCGGCTCGCCGTTCTCGTGGCGAACAATCGCCTGAGTCAGCGCGACGTTGACCTCGCGATCAAGGAAGTCCAGCGGCTCATCCGGGTCGAAGCCGGTCAGGCGGGAGACGTGCTGCACGTAGGCCGAGCTGTTGTTCTCGCCCGGCGGCGCCCAGCGGTTGATCGCCTCACGCATCGTCTTGATGCCGTGGCGCTCCTGGTAGTTGATGAGGATCCGCATCAACGCGCGGATGCCAGCCTCGGGGGTGTCGAACACCAGGAAGCGCCCGTCGGCCGACTGGTCGGCGCTCATGCCGAGCCAGCGATCCTTGCCGCGCTCGACGTTGCCGGGGTTGTTGTTGCGGATACCTCTTGGAAGCGGCTTGGTCATGGCAAAATCCCCACCTTCTTGGCGACGAACATCACGGCGGCGCCGGCTGTGGCCCACAACATCGTCGTCACCCAGGCGCTTGTCTGCTGCTGCTGCGGCTGCAAACGCTCCAACGACACAAGCCGCTGCTCGACACCAGTCAGCTTCAGCTCGACCTTGTCGATCTGCTTGAACGCCCGTGAGAGCGCTTCGTTGGTCTGCGACTGCCGTTCTTCAACCAGGGCGAGGCGGGTCACTGCCGTCGCAATCTGGCGAAGCGTCTCTTTGAGTTCGCCCACGTCGTCCGAGAGGAGCCCGAGGCGCGTGATGACCACGTTGATGTCAGAATCGGGCATCAGAACACCCCCTCGAGCGCGGCGGCCTCGTAGTTCTCGCGGATCCACACCTCGTCGATGGCCGCGGACTTCTTGCCGAACTCAGCCTCGAACTCGGCCTCGTGGTAGGCGGCCCGGCGCTGATCCTCAGCATCCGCGTCTGGCTTCTGGAAGAGGCGCTTGCACGCGCCGTGCAGCAGTGCGCCGTGGTAGCGGGTCGGGATCTCCGGCCGGTCGCTGTCCACCTCGAGCGGCGCCAGCGGCTCGCGCACCACGGTCAGTCGCACTTCGATCGGCATGATGCCATCAGCCGCCGGGAAGAGGCGCACCGCCATCGTCTCGGCGTCCACCACGTAGTGTGTCGGCTCGCCCACCTCGTCTTCCCAACCTGGGCGCTTCTCGTCGAGATCCTTGATCGATGCGCGACGCAGCGGCCGGCTCGCGCCGGTGACGATGGCGCGGCGGATGAAGATCACCCGCTCGTCCAGCGGTACCGAGCTCGGGCCGTCGAAGCTCAGAGTGAAGGTGCTGGCGTCGACGATCAGCCGCCCCCTCCGGCACGCATCGACCAGGGCTCCGTTGATCGCGCGCCGGATCTGGTCGTCGGACCACAGGTACGGTTTCGCGGTGTCCAGGAGCCAATCCTCCCGGGCCACCTGGATCATCTCGGCCAGGTTCATCGCTTACTCGAAGGATCCGTCGGTCTCGCCCAGCTGGGCAGCCAGTTGATCTTCGACGGCGTCGACTGCCGCCGGTGCGGGCGCCGGTGCGGGCGCCGGTGCGGGCTCCTCCGACTCCTTGGCCTTGCCGCGACCCTTGCTGGCCGGCTTGGCCTGCTTCTCGGCTTGCACGACGGCCTTCACGCGAAGGACACGCGTCTTCTTGCCGTCCTCGTCTTCCACCGTGACGGGTTCGACTTCGATCTCGTCCTCGGAGGCGTTGAAGAACTTGCCGTCCTGTTCGAAGCGGGCCGGGTGGTCGCCCCACACTTCGCCGAAGGGTTTGCTGCGGTCGAGTTTGCTCATGGTGCTCACTTGTTGATCGGGTTCATCGAGCGGCCCTGGTCCCAGGCGTCGCTCTTGGTGGCGCCGCCCAGCTTGCCGTGGGAGTTGGTGGCGCCCTGATCCAGCGAGGCGCCGTAGGTGTCACCGTTCATGCCGGTGCGCGTGCCGCGATCGGGCATCGCCTTGGTGTCGCCCTGCAGCTCGCCGCTGGGCTTGTAGTTGCATTCCTTCATGGTTCGCTCCTTCAGCGTTCCCAGCCGTGCGGGCGCCCCAGCGCGCCGCCGAACGTGGCGCGGTCGCCGACGTAGGTATCACCGTTCTCGTCGGACATCCCGCCCATCGGCTGGTGGATCTTCTTGAAGCCGCGGCGCATCTCGTCCTTCGAGGCGCCGAAGCCTTCGTGGCCTGCGTCGGACAGGGGCAGATCGGGCATTTCGTCGGGTCGCATTGCGGTCTCCTGTGTCCGCGGGAAGAAGGGGAGCCTGGCTCCCCTTCGTCACGCATTAAGCCGGCTTGGAGCCCCACTTCACGATGCGCGCGTTCTTCGAACCGTCGCTGTCGTCACGCGGATGCACGATGCCGAAGCCGCCCAGGTAGTACCAGGCCACACCACGGCTGCGGCCGTAGTCGGTCGGGATCTTGCCGCGCATCTCTTCGGGCACCGCAATCGCCTCCGCCACCGTGTCGGCGCCGAAGAAGAAGGCCCAGTTCGACAGGCCCGCTGCGAAGTTGGTGGTGTCCTTCGCGATGTTGGTCTGCTCGACGAAGCGCACCGACTCGTAGCGGCCGATCTCGCCGTTGAGGATCATCTGGAAGCCGGTATCGACGTACAGATGGATCGCCTCGAGGTCGTTCTTGAGCTTGCGGAAGGTGCTCGGGTGGCCCATCGAGATGTAGTCGTCATTCACGTAGGCCGGGATGTTCCGTTCCTTCATGATGTCGACGATCGCCTTGATGTGGTCCTTGCCCAGCGCGACCCCGTTCACCGTCGGTGCGACACCGTCGGTGGCCAGCGAGACCGCGGAGGTCGAGTTGCCGCCCGTGGGCGAGACGACCAGCGGGGTGGCGTTGAACTGGGCATAGACCGCCGCGTCGAAGGCCTTCTTCGCGTCGTTCTTGAGCACCTTGTTGATGATCTCGGTCACCGGGTGCTCGGACAGGTCATCCAGCTTGCCGGTGTAGGGAACCGAGTTGCCCATCTCGGTGATGGTCAGCGAGCGCTGGGCGATCGTGAAGTTGGTCTCGGGCATCGCGGTCGCTTCGGCCAGGGTGGTGCCCTGGGTCGCGACGTCCGAATACACGTTCCACTGGTAGCTGTCGCCCTTGTTCTTGCCTTGACCCGCGGCATCCTTGATGTCGGCGAACTGGCGGAACTTCACCAGCGGCTGCAGGGCGAAGCGCAGAACGCGCGACAGCTTCTCGGAACTCATGTAGCCGCCGAGGGTGTTGGTGCTCCAAAGTTGTCCAGCCATGATTCTGATTCCTTATGCAGATTGGTTAGCGTCGTGCCTGCTGACCGTTCCATCGACCACGCATCCGGGCCTCCTGCATCTGCTTGATGACGTCGGAGGGTGACGGCGGCGCTTCCTGGGTCGAAGCGGTGCTGGCACTGCGACCACGGACCGGGTCCGCAGCCTTCTTGCGTTCCACGCGTTCAGTCTGCGACGGGGTGGCCGGGGGCGTTTCCTGGGTTGCCGCCGCGGGCGTCTTCAGGCCGGTCTTGGTGTAGAGCTCTTCGCCGATCGACATGAGGGCCTGGGAGAACGGCTCACCTTGGGCGAGACGTCGGGCCAGCTTCATGTCGGCGAGGGCTGCAAGATCGGTGTCCTTCAGCACTTCCGGGTAGGCAGAGGCAAACTGCTTCAGCGCACTGCGACGCTCCAAGGAGGCTTCGACCTGGGCGGCCAGCTCTTCCGGGTCCGGTGCCCGGGTAGCCGTCTCCTGGGGAGGTGGGCTTTCCGGCATCAGGCCTGCGAGGATCTGGGTCGCTCGGTCCTCGTCACCGTGGAACATGGCTTCGAGGAACTCCTTGGCTTTCTGTTCGCGATCCTGCCGCACCTTGTCGGAGCTGTCAGGTTTCGCTTGTTCAGGGGCTTGCGCGGCCGGCGCCGGCTGTGCTTGCTGCGGCGCTTCAGCTTCTCGGCGCTTGGCCTCGGCTTCCTGCAGCAGACGCGTGGCCTCGGCCAGGCGCTTGTCGGCCGCCTCGTGCTTCTGGGCGGTACGGACCAGCTCAGCCAGCGGCACTTCGCGCTCGACGCCGTCGACCTTGATCTTGACCAGCGTCTGGTCGAGGTCTTCCACCAGCTTGGGCTTCGGGGCCGCCTGCTCCGCTTGAAGCTCGCGCTGCAGCGCGTCGTCGTCGCCTTCCTCGCCCGCCGAGGGAGCTGGACTCCCCTCTTCCGGGACGGGCAGGCCCTGCGACTTCAGATCCTGGCGGTGCTGCTCGAGTTCGGCAGCCTCGGCCGCCTTGCGCGAGGCGATGACCTGCTCCATCGCGAGTTCGCGGGGCGAGCGTACCGGCTCGCTGGTCTCGGCGGCCGGCGCCTCGTTGGTGACCTGGTCCTGGTTCAGTTCGTCGTCCATCGTGGGCTCCTTCAGTCCGTTTGATCGAGCTGGCGCATCCGCTCCTGGGCCTCTTGCCCAAGGATGATCGCGTCGGCCAGCCACTGCATCGCGGCATCCGCGACGGCTACCCGCGATTGAAGACGTGAGATGGTCTCACCGTCAAACGGACTACAGGAAATAAGTTCCTCAATTGCGGAAGTTCTTTCCGCTTCGGCCTTTTCGGCGATGAATTTTCCCAGGTCGGAGCTGAGAAAATCCTCGGCCGAGAAGCCCAGTGCGATCAGGCGCTGCATCTCGTCGCGTTCGTTGAGCATCACAGCACCCCGTCATTGCGTTGCGTCTCGATGCCGGCCGCCTGCCCTGTGTTGGGCGACGGCGCGGTCATCGGGTCGGTGTTGGGTTGGCCCGACGGGTTGAACTCGATGCCGGTGCGCCGGTTGCGGATGTCACCCTGCACCAGCCCGGCAACCGGTCCGGCCGGCTGCGGGAAGTTGGGGTCGGCGCCGCCGGCGTCCTGGTAGCCCGCGCCGGCCAGGATCTCGTCGGCGATCGGCGCCACCGCAGGCGCCGCGGCGATGACCTGCCCTGCCTGCATCGCGGAGTAGGCTGCCTGGACCCCGGTCTGCACCTTGTCGGCCAGCACCTTCTCGGTCTCGGCGACGAGCTTCTGCACCTGGGCAGCGATGAGCTCGGGCGACTGCTTGACGGAGAGCGCCTGCTGCAGCTCCTCGACCTGCGATTGCAGCGCCTGCACCGTCGGGTCGTCGGCGCGCGAGAAGAAGCGCGAGCCGTCCCGGTAGCCGATGCCCGCGAAAACCTCCTTGATCACCGTGCCGGCGTCCAGTCCGAACTTCAGCAGCGTGCCGTCGGCCAGCGCTTCCTTGATCGCCCGCAGCGCGGTCAGCAGCATGTTGATCCGCTCGGTCGGGTTGGTCGCGCTCATGCCGACGTTCACGTTCAGCATCACGTCGCCCTCGAGCAGCATGTAGAGCACGTCGGGGTTGGCCAGCTCGGCGGGCAGGTTCGCCTGCACTGCGGCGCGCCTCATCAACACGTTGTCGGTCTCGAAGGCACGCTCGAGCTTGAGGATCTGGCGCATCACCGGCTCGACCCAGCTCTCGACGAAGGTGCGCAGCCGGTAGTTGGTCACCTTGTCCGAGTTGCCGGTCAGGATGTTCATGCCTCCGACGGTCTCGTTCAGGCGCCGGTTCGATTGCACGCTCGAGCCCGAGAAGACGCCGGCCACCTCGTCGAAGTCCAGGTTCAGGCGGTCCTGCTCCTGGTAGCTCGAGCTGGTCACATCCGCAGTCTCGGCCACCTTCACGTCGCCATCCGGGTCGTCCATCAGGGTGGCCGAGCCCGGCACGTTGCGGGTGAGGCTGCGCAGATCGACCTGCTTGCCGCGCTTCACGAAGTAGCGCTTGTTCAGCACGAAGTTGATGTTGTCGCGGCGCAGGTTGGCAAGGTCGTTAGCCTCGGCCTGGGCGTCGCGGGTGAGCTTGGGCAGGCCCGACGGATAGACCTTGTGCGCCTCCACGATCGAGGAGCCGACCACGAAGGGGCGGCCTTGCGGGTACTTCACCTCGAGGGGCACCGGGTCGGAGAGCAGGATCGTGGTGCCCAGGGTGTAGTAGATCCAATCCTGCCCGTCCTCCTCGATGATGTTCTCATGCACCCACACGATCGAGTAGTCGGTCACCGCCACGGTGTTGTCCGTCGCCTCGGCCCGGTCTCCGGTGCGCGCCGAGCGGATCGAGTCGAGCTGACGTGATGCGCTGGCCTGGATCTCGGACTCGGCCACCGGCAGCCAGGTGCCTTGCTTGACGCGCGCCTTCACGTCCTTGATGTACATCGGCAGGAGATGCACGAGGTAGGGACTGGTGCCCACCGGGTCCATCCAGTTCGCCGCCGGGTCGAAGCGGAAATTCTCCACCGGCACCAGCTCGACGTCGGGGCGATCGATGCCTCGGCGCTCATCCAGCATCCAGGACTGTTTGGACACCACGATGCCGGCCACGGTGGCGTCCTGGAACGCGCCCATCGCTACCATGAACCACGGGATCGAGCTGGTGAGCCGAATCTGCAGCAGGTGCTTGGCGAAGCTGGCCGCCTCGACCTGCAGCGGGTCGTCCTTGTCCAGCGCCTGCACGTCCACTACGTCGTAGCTTGAGAACAGCGCCTCGGCGGCGGTGGCTTCGTACTTCGTCACCGCGGACCGTGTCTTCGGCCGGAAACCCCTGGCACGGCCCCGGTACGCGTCGGACAGGTACTTCGAACCGACGGGGTGCTCGCTGTTGAACTGGCGCAGCGCCGCCTCGAGTTCCGCGCGCACGTTCGCGTCGAAGTAGTCGGTGCTCGCCGAATAGGCCGCATCCGCCCGCCCCAGCCAGTCGATCTCCGGGTAGGCGGCGCCAGGCTCGTCGTCGGCCAGCAGAGGCGTGTTGATCTCGGCCAGGCCTGCCTCAGCCTGCATCTCGTCGGTGTCTTGCATGGTCAGCTCTTGTCGGCCAGCAGGTTGCCGGCGATGTCGGTCTTGATGTCGTGATACTGGGCGTCGCTGAAGGCGCCGCGACTGAGCCGGTAGCGCTCAAGGAGCTCGCCGCCGGCGCGCACGATCGCCTTGTCGAAGGCGCTGATCGAGTATTGCTGTCCGACCTTGATCACGAAGGCCCACTGGCCCGACAGGTACAGGTTGCGCACCGTGGCCAGGCCGTTCTCACACGTCACCGCCCACAAATGCCCCGGGTAGTGCTTGTGCAGCAGCTCGGCCATGTTCTTCGCCAGCACCATGTCGCTCGCGGCGACCTGCGGCTGGTCGGTCATCAGGATGTCGCTCATGCCACGCTCCTCGCGGCCGTCTCGGCGTCCCGCTGAAACGCAGCGATTCGCTCGCCCAGGATCTCCGAGTAGCGGGCCATGTAGTGCGCCTGCAAGTTCATGCGCGCCTGCTCGGCACTGGTCAGCCGCGGAAACAGCGGTCCGTCCTGAAACGCGTGCAGGGCGTCCAGCTTCTGGTCGAGTTCGGCCTTTTCATCCACCACGCGCTGCTGATACGGCAACAGGGTCTCGGTCATTGGTCCCACTCCGGTTCGGTTTCCGCCAGCTCGAGGCGGTCTTTCTGTTGGTCGGTCAGCCAGACCCACTCGTCATAGCTGTAGATCGCCCGGATCGATGCGGGCAGTGCCGCGTATCGGGCCTCAGCCGTGGCTGCCATCGGCCGCCCCCTTGCCGCTGCGGTGCGTGCGCCCGTTCGACCAGCGGTAGCCGGGCTCTTGGCTCTTCGGCGCAGTGATGCCGGCCTCGGCTTCGGCTTCCCCCACCACGTCGGACCACAACCGCTTCGAGGTGCGGACCTTGCGGTCGGCCGGCAGCGGCGTGTTCGGGTCAAAGCTCATGATGGTTTCCTCGTGCCCTGCTCGAAGGCTTCACGGTCGTCAGCGCTGTTGTGCAGCCACAGCCCGGGCTCCTCGTCGTCTTCGACGGGGTCGCACCAGCAGCTCGGCGCGGTCTCGTGCTCGCGGACATCGCCTCGCGGGACCACATGCCATTCGATTGCGTCTTCCATGTCACAGCCCGTCCGCGTAGATCTCGGGCTCCAGCGCCCTCTCATCGACGATCACCGGCGGCTGCGGGTCCATGTCGTAGATCCGGCTCATCGCGTCGAGAACGTCGTCGTGTACAGCGTACGGATAGACGAGGTACTCCGTCAGGAACTCCTTGTTCAGCGAGTACAGGTCGCCCTTGTGGTCGCGCGCCTTCGTAGGGGTGAAGATCCGGAACGCCTGCCCGGCTTCCCGCACGCGAGCCTGAGCGGCCGTCTCACTCGAGACCACCGCCGGGAGCATGAACCGGCCATTCTTGAAGTCAGGCTCCAGGCGCTGGATGCGATCGAACTTCGAGCCGCCACCCTCGCGCGGCCAGGCGAGCTCCTTGATCTCCCAAACGTCGCCCTCGCGCTTCATCTCGGACTCGAAGTGCTCGATGTCCGACTGCATGCCGTAGCGCTCGTAACCGACCTCGACGCGCTGCACGGCGGGCGTGCGACGCCACTTGCGGCGCAGCGCTTTCAGGTTGTCCCAGCGCTCGGCCAGGCTCATCTTGTGGCGCCGGCCGTCCAGCAGCCACTTGTTGCCCGCGGCGTCGATGCCGATCACCACCATCGCTGTGTAGTCGCTGGTCTTCTTTTTCGAGCCGGCCGGGTCGCAAATCAGATAGACGTTGAGTGTGGCCGGGCGCACCTCGGCGAAGCGCAGCCAGTCCTTTCGGAACATCGCCTGCGCGCCGGCGGCCGGATTCTGCAGCATCTGGGCAGCTAACACGCTGGCGATCTGGTTGCGCTTCTTCTCGGCCCACGCCTCGGGCGACAGGAACACCGGCTTACCCGAGGGCAGCCCGTTGTCCGTTGCGGCGTAGATCCGGGGCTTGACAGCGCCCATCTCCATCATCGTGTGGTAGCTGTCGGCGTACGAGTAGCGCGTGCCGATGTGCCACTTGCGGATCTTGCCGTTCTTGCCCCGGGCGCCCAGGTTGTCCGACAGCGACCAGGCGGCGGTCGTCTTGGCCACCTGCTCGGGCGTGCCCACCGAGTCGAGCGTCACCACGTCGTCATACACGAGGAGCTGGAAGTGCGAGCCGGTCGGCTGGCCATCGACGAGGCCATGCGCCTCGATCGTCGCTTCCTTGGGGTTGCTGCGCCGGCGCACCACGAGGCCCTTCTCTTCCGACCACTTCGAGCTCTGCCGTTCGGGGATCTCGAAGAACACGTCGGGGTAGAGCTGGATCAGCTCCTCGTTGCTCTCGAATTCCTGCTTGATCTGCAGCAGGAACTTGCGCGCGGTCGGCTTGGTGTGGCTGAAGATGCCGATCGTGATCTCGGGGTCGCGGATGACCTCCTGAATGATCCCCGCATAGGTGATGATCGTGCTCTTGTAGTGCTCGCGCGCCCAGAGATCGAGGTATCCGTCCGGGTCCTTCTCGACCTCGCGCATCCGCTCATAGAGCCACGGGTGCAGCGCGTCCGGCCGGTGCAGCAGGACCACCAGGAGGTAGTACCGATCGTTGCGGCCCAGCCAGCGCTTGCCCTCGTTGCCGTGCAGCTCGACGATGAGCCGCCAAGCCTCCACGATCTTTTCGTAGGGGCAGGCCCAGAGGTGGCGGCGCAGCGTGGGGTTGAGCTTCACAGCCGGACCACGCCTCAGACGATGCGCCAGTCGTCGGCGAGGGCGTCGCTGCCGCTCGGCGCCCACGTCGCAATGTCGCCCTGGGCGGTCTTCAGCGCGAGGTAGGCACGGTACGGGATGAGGGCTCCCTCACCGAAAGCGCGTTTGGCTGCCCCGGTCTGGGCCGGGTATGCGCCTGCGGGAACCAGATACACGAACTGCCCTGCCGCGTTCCACCCCTCTCGAGCGACGCACTTGCCGATCTTCAGCGCCTCGAGGGCCTCCCCGAACGTTAACCCGGTCGTAGGTCTGTACGCCCGCTCGAACACATCGCGAGGGCTCCAGCTGATGTAGCCGGCGTGCCTCGGGTCGTTGGGAGCTCCTCCGTCGACGTACTCGACCAGGAATCCAAGGTCGCTGCCGTTTTCGTTCTCCGGCAGCTTCCACCCACGGTAGTCGTTGTATGCCTGGCGAGTCATCTGCCGTGCCATCACAACTTTGGTGCCAAAGTACGTCGCCATCGAGGTCATGGTTTGCTCCAGTAAAATTGCCACAGTCACAGGAAGGCCGGGTCGTCGAGATCCGAAGGTGTAGCCGCTTCGACGGTATCGTCAGCCTCATCCGAGGGAGCTGCACTCACCTCGTCGGCCGGCTCGAGCGCCTCGACCTGCTCCAGGCCCAGCGTGGCGCGCAGCTTGTTCTCGAGCTCCAGCATGCGCGCGTGCTCGAGCGCACCCGGCCCGACGCCCACCACCGTGGTGTTATTCACCTGCACCCCGTCGATCAGCTTGCCCAGACTCTTGAGCAGCGTATCGGTGGCCCGCCCTTTGTCCCAGAACTTGAGCTTGTGCGTGATCGTGGGCGGCTCGTCGCCGCGGCCCGGCTTGGTGACCACCTCGAGGGACGCCACGGCACGCGCGGTGTCCTCGTCGAGTTCCTGGAGCTGCTTCATCGAGCCGTCGTCGTTCATCGCGCGGCGCGGGTCTGCGGTGGCGATGCGCAGCACCTCCTCGAGGATCCGAGTGGCGCTCACGACGTTGTGCGCCTCCATCCGCTTGATGCCCTTCTCGATGGCGGCACGGACGTGCGGCTTGCGCAGGAAATAGACCGAGTTCTGGTTCGCCGTGTGGGGTGACCAGCCGCACCGCATGAGCGCGGCGGTGGCGTTGAAGTCGACGAGGTACTCCCCGACGAAACGGCGCTCCGCTGGTGTCAGCTCTTTCGGTTTGGGTGCGTTCATAGGTGTGCCAGATGCAACGAAGTTGCGCCGAAACCTAGCACAACGCGGCGCACCGCGGGTCTAGCGCCTGTTCAGCCTCCGGACCATGGCCCCACTATGGCCGGTGGATCCTCTCACCCTTTTCGACCGGCTCCACCCTCCCTGCCCAAGGTGCGCCCAGCTTGCCAACCTTCCGACCGGTTTTGACGCCGCACCGCCAACTCGCTGATTTTTCGAGTGTTTTGCAACGCCGCCAAGGCTCCCCACCTGCCCCACCCTCCCCCTAC